GGAGCACGGGGAGAGCACGGCCGGCGTGGAGGACACCGACTACACTGTGGACTACACCGACGACCTGCTGACCATCGAGCTCAAGGGCGCCCTCGCGGACGCCACGAGCCTCGACATCACCATCACCCGCACCCTCGAGGGCTGCGTCAAGATCGTCCCCCTGCTGGAGGGCGGCGCCGTCCCCGACGAGAGCATCCTCGAGAAGGTGCTGGAGGCGTGCAACGCCTCGGACATCCGGCCGCTCACCGACGTGGTCACGGCCGTGGCGCCCGAGGTCATCACCTACGACATCGAGATCGTCTACTACACCACCCCCGAGACGGAGGCCGAGGTCGTCGCCAATGTGGAAGGCACAGACGGCGCCATCGACCGCTACAACGAGTGGCAGGTGGGCGCGCTGGGCCGGGACATCAACCCCGACCAGCTCCGCAAGAGGATCCTCTGCCCGTCGTGGGGCGAAAACCTGACCGGCGCCTTCCGCGTGGACGTGACCAAGCCGGTCTACACACCCGTCAGCGACACACAGGTCGCCAAGTTCAGCGGGCACCTGACTGTCAGCCATAAGACAGAGAGCGAGGTGGTCTAAATGCGACTCAGCGAAGTCGAGATGATCAAGCTCCTGCCCTCGTGGATGGCACAGGACGGCGCCGACCGCGGGCTGGCCGCCGGCTGCGACACCCTATCCCGGGACGCCTTCGCCCGTCTGAAGCTGCTGAGCAGGTGGGACAAGATCGACCAGCTCAGCGAGGCCGAGCTGGACGAGATGGCGTGGGAGCTGAACATCCAGTGGTATGACAGCACCGCACCCATCGAGACCAAGCGGGCCGTCATCCGCAACAGCGACCGCGTCTATGCCAAGCTCGGCACCCCCTACGCCGTGGCGCAGATCATCGCCGACTACTTCGGCACCGGCGAGGTCAGGGAGTGGTATCAGTACGGCGGCAAGCCCTACCACTTCAAAGTGCTGAGCGACAACCCGGGACTCGTCAACGAAAACCTCGACCTGTTCCTCTCGCTGCTGCGCACCGTGAAGCGGCGCAGCGCATGGCTCGACGCGATCCTGATCTGCCTGACCGGCGAGATGTTCCTTTATGCCGGGATGGCCGTGCGAGAGCACGGCGAGGAGCGGCACGTCATGGGGACGGACGAGATCCACCTCTACCACGGGGCCGTCGTCCACGACAACAACCGGGAGACCGTCACCATCGGCACCAGCGTCCTCGCTTCAGACTAAGGAAAGGAGAAAGACATGGCCGCATTTATCAACAACGACATCACCGCCGCGGGCCTTCTCGTTCTGGCGAAGGGCGTGGCGGGCCAGCAGATCAACTACACCAAGATCGTCCTCGGCGACGGCTACCTCGAGGAGGGTCAGACGCCCCGCTCCCTCACCGGCGTGGTCAGCCCGAAGGCGACCATCGACATCACCAAATGCGTCGTGAACGGCGACGGCACCGTCACCGTGGGCGGCGTGTTCACCAACGACCAGACCAACGACGGCTTTTACTACCGCGAGCTCGGCCTTTATGCGGACGATCCCGACGAGGACGTGGGCGAGGTGCTGTACTGCTACGGCAACTGCGGCGACCTCGCTGAGTGGATCCCGCCGACCGGCGGCGCCACCATCGTCGAGAAAACCATCGACATCGTCACCGCCATCGGCACGGCCACCAACGTGACCGCCTACATCCCCGCGGACGCCTACGCCACCAAGGAGGACTACGAAAACTACAAGGCCATCGCCCTCGCGGCGCAGGCCACGGCCAATCAGGCCATCCTCCTCGCGCAGCAGGCCGTCGGGATCGCAGAGCAGGCCGCGGCCGCCGTGGTCGACCTGAGCAACGTCGTCCAGCAGAACACCAGCAAGATCACGACCCTGTGGGACGCTGTGTTCGGCGACATCACGACCAACCCCTTCCAGATCACCTTTGCCAATCTGGACGGCATCACCCTCACCTCTGGCGTCTGGAACGCTACGCTTCAGCGCCTCGAGTGCTAAGCCATGGACGGCTACGGCTACACGCCGATCCCGCCCGCAGAGGCGTCCTGCATCATCGCGCACCTGTTTGTCGAGCTGGCGCTGCCCTGCTCATGCTGCAAGCGTGAGGACGGTGTGATCGTCATTCAGGGCACCGCCTACGACGGCACCGGCGCGAGGATCACCATCAAAGGGGAGGAGGTGAGGTACTACGGCAAGCAACGGACACTCGCGGCCATACGAGCGGGCCAATGTAGGCCGCCCGCCCTTCGGCCGTGAAAAGCTCCCGGAGATGCAGGTCATCAGCGACGCCAAGGAGCTCGAGAAGCACACCTACATCAAGACGCGCAACCCGAACATCTTCCCCAAGAAGGAACGGCTCGGGCTGGCGCAACGGATGATGAACGAGGCCAGCGACCTCGTCGCCGACCTGATGGAAGCCAACGACCTGCTCCTGACCGACCCGCAGGAGCGGGAGCTGCGATACCGGGCGCAACGCTCGGCCCTGCGCAACTGCCGGAAGCTGATCCACCACATCGAGCTCGCCCACGAGATCCTCAGCGGGCTCGGCGACGACGCCTTTGCACACTGGTCGCGGATGGCGGCCGGCGTCAAAAACCAGACCGCCAAATGGTACAAATCCGATAAAGAAAGGGCCGCCAAGATGGACGCGCAGGCGCGCCACCAATAGGCAGCCCGTGGGGTACGCCTTGTTTTTTCGTGCCGGGTCGGCCAACAACGCCCGCAACGTCAGGAACGATGGCACGCTGAACAGGAACAACGCCTACAACGGCAACAACGGCCTGCGCCCCGCTTCGATGGATAGCCCGACTTATTAACCGGCCGGAGACGGCCGGCGAACACTGTGCACCATCATCCAAGGAAGGCGTATCCCTCCCGCACCCGGCGCCGTATGACCGGCCCGGCCATGGGTAAACACAGGACTGCCGATGCTCCCGGCGGCGCACGCAAAGCGTGGCCGGAGCTGCCGACGGCAGAGATTTTTTCGCATGGAGAACATCGTCAACAGCTTCAACTCGCTATACAAAGCATACCGCAAGACCCGCTGCGGGAAGCGGGACAACCCAACGGCCATGCGCTACCGCATGGAGGCCATCGAGCGCACGGCCGACCTCTCTGACCGCCTCCAGCGGCGCGAGTACACCTTCGGGCCCTACTATCCCTTCAAGGTGTACGAGCCGAAGGAGCGGCTCGTCCTTGCCATAGACTTCGAGGGCAAAGTCGTCCAGCACTCGCTCTGTGACAACGTCCTCGAGCCCGTGTTCTCCCGGCGCTTCATCCGGGATAACTATGCCGGGCAAATCGGCAAAGGCACCCACGACGGCCTCGACCGTCTGGCCGGTGCCATGCGCCACTACTTTTTCAGCCGGAAGGCAGCAGACGAGGAGGCCCGGCGGGCCGCCGGCCTGCCATACCGGCCGATGGAGGAGTGGGACTACGCCGAGGGCTGGGTGCTGAAAGGTGACTTTTCCAAGTTCTTTTACACCCTGCTGCACGCCGTCTGCTTCGAGAAGGCCCGCAAGGCTCTGGCCTTCCTGTCTGACGAGGAGCTGATCGACTTCGTCGAGTGGCTGCTCTGGATCGTCATCGACAGCACGCCAGACCCCGGGATCCCCATCGGCAACCAGTCGAGCCAACTGCTCGCCCTACTCTATCTGGACGACTTCGACCACTGGCTGCGGGATGACCTCGGCCTCGTCTATGGCCGTTACATGGATGACTTCTACATCATCAGCAGCGACAAGCTGCTGCTCCGGGAGATCCTCAAGCGGATCGAGGAGTACATCAAGCCGCTGGGCCTGCGCCCGAACGGCAAGACGCAGATCTTCCCGCTCAAGAACGGCATCGACTTCCTCGGCTTCCACACCTATCTCACGAGCACCGGCAAGGTGGTCAGAAAGGTGAGGGCCAAGAGCATCGACAACATGAAGCGGAAGATCCGCAAGTTCCGCGGCCTCGTGGACAGGGGCAAGATGACGTTCGAGAGCGTGAGCCAATCCTACGCAAGCTGGACGGGCCACATCTCGCACGGCAACACCTACCGCCTGCGGCAGAACATGGACGCCTATTTCTTCGCATACTTCCCGGAGCTAAAACCTACCGAAAGGAGACAAGACTCATGCCTCAAACCCTCGGAAGCCTTGCCAACAAGGCAAAAATCAAGTTCGGCAGCCTCTACGGCGCGCCGATCATCTGGATCAAGGCCGACAAAAACCACGCCGGCTACCCCTCCAACAGCGTCACCCTCGTGACCAACCAGATCATCAAGCTGCTGTGCTTCGACGCGATGGAGCCGGCCAACGGCAACAGCGACCGCCGGAACTACGGCAATAACCGCTACATCTACTCCAACCTGCGCCAGTGGCTCAACAGCGACAAGGGCGCGGGCCAGTGGTACACCGCGCAGCACTCGGCGGATCAGGCTCCCGACTCGTCCCACGTCTGGAGCGGCTACAACCCCTACAACACCATCGCCGGCTTCCTCAACGGCTTCACGGCCAACGAGCGGGCCGCCCTGCTCGCCACCACCATCACCGTCGGCAAGAGCTCCACGGACGGCGGCGGGACGGAGACCTGTGTGGACAAGGTTTTCCCCCTGTCCTGCACCGAGGTCAACCTCTCGGGCGACCATGTGTGCGGCAGCAAGCTGGCGATATTCAGCGACAACTCCAGCCGCATCGCTACCGTCTCGGCCTCGGCCGCTGCCAACTCCAACTACGATGTCGACGCCAATCAGGCGTGGTACTACTGGCTGCGGGACGCCTATGCCGGGTCGGCCAGCAGCGCCCGCCTCGTCTGGAACGATGGCACGCTGGACTGGTACAGCGCCTACCTCGGCCTCGACGGCCTGCGCCCCGCTTGTAATCTGTCCTCTGATCTCCTGGTCTCCGACACCACCGACTCGGACGGCTGCTACACAATCGTCTACAACCAGCCGCCCACGGCCCCCGGCACCATCACTGTCCCGAGCGAGGTCATCGGCGGCGAAAACCTGAGCATCTCGTGGGGACAGTCGACCGATCCCGACGGCAACCTCTCCGGCTACGTTCTGGAGCGCAAGGTCGGGAGCGGCACATGGGCGCAGATCTACAAGGGATCCTCGCGCAGCTACACCGACGCCATCACCTACGGATGGACGAGCGTGCAGTACCGCGTCAAGGCATACGACGCCGCCGGCGCGGAGAGTGCGTACACCACCAGCGCCACCCGCACCGTCACCAATAACCGACCGCCCGTCATCAGCGGCAGCGACACCGACCTCGGCAGCTTCACCACCACGCCGCCCTCCTATGAGTACACCGTCACCGACGCCGACGGCCATCAGGTCACGGTCGTGGAGAAGCTGGACACCACCACGCTGCGCACCTACACGGCCACCCTCGGCGACACCAACGAGCTCGAGATCACGGCCGACCAGTGGCTCAAGCTGCTGAACGGCGACCACACCCTGACCATCACCGCCACCGACGCCAAGAACGAGAGCACCGTGCGCACCCTGTCCTTCGACAAGGCCGTGCATACCCTCGAGTTTGAGCAGACCGTGGCGATGGCGGCCGACGATATGCCGACCAAGGCACTCGTCAACATTCAAGGCAGTTTCCCGACCGGCTCCACCCTTCAGGTCTGGATCTGCAACAACGGCAACGACGCCGAACCCACATGGGAGGACATCACCACCAAGGCCCTCAACAGCCAGAAGCACTTCTTCACCAACCAGACCAAGACCGCCGAAAACTGGGGCGTAAAGGTCAAGGTGAAGCTCCTGCGCGGCTCTGCTGAGGGCGCTTGCTATGTGCAGTCGGTCGGCGGCAACTTTGCATAAACCACCCAAGAAAGGAGGAGTAGCATGGTCTACTTCATGGAACACAGCATCAAGGCCATCCACGAGAAGGAGCAGGCGGCCGCCGGGGGCGGCAGCGGCGGCACCTCTCCCGAGGACAAGCAGCGCATCACAGACCTCGAGAATGAGCTGGAGGATCTGACCGGCGCCATCGAGAGGGGGCTGACCACATGAGCACCAAGTACAGCGGCCTCGAGGCCGCCCTGCGCAGCGCCCGCATGACCTTCACCAAGGAGGCAGCCACGGGCGACCTGACAGGCACCGAGATCGTCGCCTGCGAGGATCTTCTGCCGGCGTGGACAAAGGCCGGCCCCAAGGGCGACGGCAGCCACGAGCTGAACGAAGCCTGCACCCACGAGGGCCAGAGCTGGCGCTGCTGCCAAGCGCACAACACCAACAACAACCCGGACATCGAGCCGGGCAACAGCCCTGCACAGTGGGCGCCCTACCACACCACCGACCCGACGAAGGCAAAGCCCTTCATCCAGCCGACCGGGGCCCACGACAGCTACCAGAAGGGCGAGGTCTGCCTCTGGACTGATGGCAAGGTCTACCGCTCCACGATGGAGACGGCCAACGCATACAGCCCTGAAGCCTACCCGCAGGGATGGGAGGAAGTGACCGCCGCAGGCGATCCCGACACAACCCCGGAACCCGAAACGCCCACGGAACCCGGCACAGAGCAGGAACCGGGGCAAGAGACTGAAACCGGCGGCGAGGAGACGGGCGAAACCGTCCCGGCCTTTACCCAGCCTACCGGCGCGCATGACGCCTACCAGACCGGCGACCGCGTGATCTACAACGGCCAGATCTATGAGAGCACCATCGACAACAATGTCTGGTCGCCGGACACCCATCCGCAGGGCTGGCAGCTCGTAGAGGCCGGGGACGGAGGTGCTACATGATCGAGTTAGACATCGCGCAGCTCGTGGCCCTCATGGGGATCCCGTCGGCCATCACGGGCCTGTGCTTCTGGATGATCCAGAGGCAGCTCTCCAAGAGGGACGCAGAGCTCGAC